TATAAAATTCTAAAACAGATAATCCCATTTTAACGGCAATCTTTTTTAAGGTTGCCGTTTTTTTTATTGTAATTTTAGAAGGCTCTTTTTCTTATAGTTTTACAAACTCATAAAAAATGTATTCCCGACACAGCGACAGCGTACACTTGTACACACGCCTAGTTTAGGCCAGTCGAATACATGTACATATTGCTAAAACGATATGGGTATTGTATAAGTAATTTATGCAAACAGATTTAATGACTACAGAAAATCTTAGACTGGAAGTTGAGAAGAAGTGGATCGAGCACATAAGATTATGCCAAGATAATTTTTTGTATTTTGTCAAAGAAGTATGGCCCGAGTTTATATATAGAAAAACACAAAACAAAGATAACTATGGGCATCACCAATTAATAGCAAATCAATTTACTAAAATATCTGATGAAAAAAAAGGGAGGCTCATTATAAATATGCCTCCTAGACACACTAAGTCTGAGTTTGCATCTGTGTACTACCCTGCTTGGATTATTGGTAAGTATCCAAAAATGAAAATTATGCAAGTTTCTCATAACACCGAACTTGCAGTAAGGTTCGGAAGTAAGGTTCGAAACATTATTGACTCACCAGAATACAAACAAATTTTTGGGGATGTTAAACTTCGTGAGGACTCCAAAGCAAAAGGTAGGTGGGAAACAAATCAAGGTGGTGAATATTATGCAGCTGGTGTTGGTGCGTCAATCAC